TACACCGACATCACGCGCCGCCTGCTGCAACAGTCCACGCCGGACGCTGAAGCCATCGTGCGCCGCGACCTTCAGAACGCGCTGGGCCAGGCCATCGACAAGGCCGCCTACTACGGCAGCGGCACCGGCGACGAGCCCAAGGGCATCAAGAACTACACCGGCCTGAACGGTGTGGACTTCGCAGCCCTGTGGCCGACCTTCGCGGAGCTGGTGGCCATGGAATCCGAGGTGGCGGCCGACAACGCCGACATCAACAACATGGCCTATGTGGCCAACGCGAAGTTCCGCGGCCACTGCAAGACCACGGCCAAGTTCGGCGCCGGCACCGAAGCGACGATCTGGGAGCAGGGCGGCACCGTCAACGGCTACCGCACCGAAGTCACCAACCAGGTGACGGACGGCGACGTGTTCCACGGCAACTTCGCGGACCTGCTGATCGGCCTGTGGGGCGGCCTGGACCTGGTGGTGGACACCGCCAGCCTGTCCAAGTCCGGCGGCCTGCGTCTGGTGGTCTTCCAGGATGTGGACATCGCGCTGCGCCGCGTGGAATCCCTGTGCTACGGCAGCCAGACCGTGACGCCCTGAACCGGGGCTGACGGCTGAAGCCCGAGGGCCGCCGCGATCCGGCGGCCTTTTTTGTACCCAAGGAAGGACAGAAAAATGAAGATCATGGACAGCATCACGCTGGAGGTGGTTTCCCCGTTCATGCTGGACGGCGAAATGGTGCGCAAAGGCGAGGTGGTGGAGGTGTCCAAGCGCGAGGCCGCCCACCTGCTGCACCGGCGCAAGGCCCGGACGCTGAACGCGCCCCCCGAGGGCGCGCGCCTGGCCGACGATGACGCCACCGAGGCGAAGGGCGCCTGATGCCCACCCCGGCGCCATTCGATGACCTGGACGTGTTCCTGTCCACGGATGAATTCGCGGTGGCCGCCGTGGTCACGCTGCTGGACGGCACCACGCGCCAGGTGCGGGGCATCTTCGATGACCCGTACATGAACGCGCAACTGGGCGGCTACGAACAGGACAGCACGGACCCGCGGCTGTTCTGCAAGTGGGCCGACACCGAGGGCATCGAGCGCGGCTGTTCGGTGGCCATCGGCGCGGCCGTGTACGACGTGCTGGCCGGCGCGCAGGGCGACGGCACCGGCATGGCCACGCTGCGCCTGGCGGCGCGCTGACATGGCCGGCGGCGGGCTGTTCTTCGACATCGACACGCGCGAGCTGGAGCGCGTGGGGCTGGAGCTGGGCGCGACCGCGCGCCAGGTGCAACTGGCGCTTGGCCGCTCCCTGGGGCGCACCGCCGCCACGCTTCGCCGGATGTCGGAGCGCGGGCTGCGGTCTGAAATGGATTTGCGCGCGCTGAAGTTCCTGCGCCTGCGCCTGCGCACCATCCGGCTGCGCACGGCCGGCGCGGACGGCGTGGGGCTGTGGTACGGCATGAACCCCATCCCGGTGGGTGAATTCAAGGGCCGGCCGGAGAACACGGCGGCCGGCGCCGCGTTCCGCGGGAAAGAGTTTCCCGGCGCGTTCAAGGGGCGCAACAAGCGCGGACAGCCGACTGTGTTTAAACGAGTCGGGGATGCCAGGTTCCCGGTGGCCGAACAGACCCTGGACGTGAAGGACCGCATGGACACGTTCCTGGAGGACCAGGTGTTCACCGAGGTGGAAACCATTTTCTGGCGGCACTTCCGGCGCGACCTGGAAGCGCGCGTGAAATTCAAGCTGGGCGAACGATGACGCACCCGAACACCGAAGTGGACCTGGCCGAGCTGCACCAGGCGATCCTGGCGGACATCCGCGCCGCGTTCCCGCAGTTCAAAACGGTGGCGTTCTACCGCGAGGAAACGGACCGCAAACCGTTTCCGCCGGCGGACCTGCCGGCCTGCCTGCTGGAGCTGGACGTTCTGGAGCCGCAGCCGGACGAGGACCCGCAAACCGAGCAACTGCCCGTCCTGGCGCAGTTTGAAGCGCGCCTGGTGGTGGGGTTCCGCACCCCGGACGCGAAGATGGCCATTCGACTGCTGGCGGCGCAGTTCGCCACCTGGCTGCGGCGCCGCCGCTGGAACCACCCCCGCGCCATCACGCCGAAGCTGCCCACCGGGGCGGCGCAGGTCACCGCCTGCATGGCCGACCATTTCAGCCCGTCCCTGGACCAGTTCGAGGTCTGGCGCGTGGAGTGGTCCCAGTTCCTGACGCTGGGCGCGACCGTGTGGACGAACGAGGGCACGATCCCCACCGAACTGTGGCTGGGCTGGGCGCCGGCAGTGGGCGCCGAGCACGAGGCCGACTATGTGAAGGCGCAGCAGTGAGCCACGCACTCGCAGAACTGGACCGGCGCCTGGCGTGCATCGTGCGCCTGGGCGTGGTGGCGGCGCTGGACGCGGACAGCGCGCGCGTGCGCGTGGCGTCCGGCGGCATCACCACCGATTGGCTGCCGTGGGTCACCGCGCGAGCCGGCGCCACGCGCACCTGGAGCGCGCCGCGCGCCGGGGAACAGGGCCTGCTGCTGTGCCCCAGCGGCGACACCGGCCAGGCCGTGTTCCTCGCGGGCATCTACAGCGACACGCACCCCGCGCCGAGCGCCAGCCAGGACGTGGAATCCGTGCTGTTCCCGGACGGGTCCCGCGTGACCTTCGACAGCGCGGCGCACCTGCTGACCGTGGACGTGGGCGCGGGGGCCGTGGTGGTGAACTGCGCGTCCGCCACCGTGAACGCCACCAGCGGCGTGACGCTGGACACCCCAGAAACCCACTGCACCGGCGCGCTGGTGGTGGACGGGCTGCTGACCTGGAAAGGCGGCATGGCCGGCAGCGGCGGCAGCGGCGCGACGATCCAGGGCGCGGTGGCGGTCACCGGCGGCGACGTGAGCGCGGACGGCATCGGGCTGAAGTCCCACCACCACACCGAGCAAGGCGACGGCGCGGCGACGAGCGCGGCGCAAGCCTGACGCGCGCGGGAAATCACGCAGGAGGATGCGCGCGGCGGGCGCGGGCACCATGCCCGCATGAATGGCACCAGCGCGACGGACGGCAAGCCGCTGTCCGGCATCCAGCACCTGCGGCAGTCGGTCCGCGACATCCTGACCACCCCTGTGGGGTCCAGGGTGATGCGCCGCGACTACGGCAGCAAACTGTTTTCGCTGGTGGACGCCCCCCTGAACCGCCGCACGGTGGTGGCCATCATCGCGGCCACCGCAGAGGCCATCATGCGGTGGGAACCGCGCCTGAAGGTGCAGCGCGTGACCGCATCGAGCAGCGCGCCGGGGGAACTGGAAGTGAACATCACCGGCGTTTACCTGCCGGACGGCCAGGCGGTGAGCCTGGACGGAATCAAGGTGCGCTGACATGGCCGGCAGTTTTACCCCCGTGGACCTGGCGCGACTGGCGCCCCCGTCCGCTGTCGAATCCCTGAGTTTTGAAGCCATCCTGGCCGCGATGAAGGCGGACCTGGTGGCGCGGGATGCATCCTTCACCGCGCTGGTGGAGTCGGACCCGGCGTTCAAGATTCTCCAGGTGTGCGCATTCCGGGAGGTCCTGTCGCGCCAGCGCGTGAACGAGGCGTGCCGCGCCGTCATGCTGGCGTTTGCCACCGGCGCGGACCTGGACCACATCGGCGCGAACTACGCGGTGGCGCGGCTGGTGATCGTGCCGGCCGACGATTCGACCATCCCGCCGACCCCGGCGGTGATGGAGTCGGACGACGAGTTCCGCGCGCGCATCGCGCTGTCCCTGGAGGGCTACACCACCGCCGGCAGCGCGGGGTCCTATGTGTACCACGCGATGAGCGCGGACGGCGACGTGAAGGACGCCAGCGCCATCAGCCCCGCGCCGGGGCAGGTCACCGTTTATGTGCTGTCGCGCACCGGCACCGGCGCGCCCCCCAGCACGCTGCTGGCCACCGTGGCCGCCGCGCTGAATGCCGACAAGGTGCGGCCGATGACGGACCAGGTGACGGTCCAGGCTGCCGCCATCGTGGAATACGCGATCCAGGCCGAACTGGTACTGGACCCGGGGCCGGACACGTCCGTGGTTCTGGCCGCGGCCAAGGCCGCCGCCGAGAAGTACGCGAAGGACACGCACCGCATCGGGCGCGAGGTGGCGCGGTCCGGCATCTTCCAGGCGCTGCACCAGCCGGGCGTGGTGCGCGTGAGCCTGACGCAGCCGGCCGCGGACATCGCGGTGAGCGCAGGCCAGGCCGCGTACTGCACCGGCGTGGTGGTTAGCCTGGCCGCGGGGGCGTGATGGCGGACCTGCTGCCGCTGAACAGCACCGCCGCGGAATCCGCGCTGGAGGCCGCCGCCGCGCGCGTCAGTGACGCGCCGGTGCCGGTGCGCGCCATGTGGGATGCCGACACCTGCCCGGCGGGGCTGCTGCCGTGGCTGGCGTGGGCGTTCAGCGTGGACGAGTGGAACGCGAACTGGACCGAAGCGCAGAAGCGCGGCGCCATCGCGCGGTCCATGACGGTGCATCGACACAAGGGAACCATTGGTGCGGTGCGCGAGGCACTGGGCGGGCTGGGCTTCACGGTGTCTGTGCAGGAGTGGTTCAGCCAGGCGCCGGCCGCCGACCCCTACACCTACACGCTGATCCTGGAGCCGGGGGAAAAGGGCTTCGGCCAGAACGAGCTGGGCCAGGTGGGCGGCATCGTGGCCGGCACCAAAAACCTGCGGTCCTGGCTGGCGACGATCCGGCCGCGCGTGACGGGCCGGCGCGAACTGTTCAGCGCCGCGGTGGCCGGCGTGGGCGCGGACATCACCGTGAAGCACGAGCCGGCGCTGACCTACCCGGACGGCAGCGCCGCGCTGGACCTGTCCATGGACGCGGCCGTGGCGGGTGAGCCCACCACGCTGGACGCCATCGAGCAACTGCACCGCACCGTCCATGTGCTGATGCCCACCATTTGAGCAAGGGGAAAAAGTGAGCTTGAAGGACAACACCGGGAAATTTGAGGCGGACGCGGGCCTGGTCCACGCCATCGTTCACGGGCCGGCGACCGGCGCAGGGTCAACCGTGACCACCGAGGGCGGGGAGGTGAAGACAATGGCGAGGGTTGCGGCCGACTTCGCGCTTTCCGTTGGCGTTTACCCCACTGTGTCCGCCGGCCTGGCCGCTACCGTGAGCGGAAATTATTTCAACGTCCTGGCCGCGGATGCATCGGACTACATCATCCTTTACCAGAACAATGCCGGCACGGCGGTGGAGGCGCGCAGGTATCCGAGCCTGGAATACTTCGGCGCAAGGCTGAAGGACCTGGCCGCACTTGGTTCCGATGCCGTGCCGCTGGTGGTGGACGACGCTGAAAATGTCGCGCTGTGGCTGCTAAATGGCATGCTGGGCGCCGCGGGGGTGGACCCCACGCTGCTGGCGGCGATCCGCTCCCAGCTTGGCGGCAGTGTCCTGGAAACCACCCCGGCCGACTGGCCGCCATTCGTGATTTACGCCGGGGACAATCAGCGCGTGATCCTGGCTGTAGATGACCAGGGCAAGGCGAGCTTCTACGGAGCCACGCCGAACGCGGCGCCGGCAGGCGGTGGATCATCCACCAGCACCGCCGCCACCCCCTTGGCGACAGGCGGGGCGGGGCTTTACATGTGGCGCGCTCGCATTGCGTCCGCGCTGGCTGGGGCCGCCATTGCAAAATTCGTTTTGACTGGTGATTCCTGGACGGAGCACTATGTCGGCGGGCCGGCCAAGCCGCTGGCGCAGTCTTTGTGGGACACCTACGGGCAATCGGGCCAGGGGTGGATAAGCCTGCACGCTGACGAGTCCGGCGCCACCAGCCAGCTACTGAATGACGCCACGCTGGTGAAATCATCCGGCTGGACCCTGCTGGACATGAACGCAACGCACAGCAACGCGCTGGACGGGCACGCGGCATCAGCCACCGGCACTTCGGCAACAATCACCATCTCCAACCTGAAGGCGCAATCCGTCACCTGGTATTACAAGGACGGGGACGGCACGTTCCGTTATGCGGTGGACGGCGGCGCCGCCGTGACCGTGGCCGGCGGCAACACCGGGCAGAGAAAGTCCATCACCATCAGCGGGCTGGCGGACGTGCCGCATGGCATCGTGTTCGACCTGGTGGGCAACGCCGGAACGGTGGTGATGTACGGGGGTTATTGCACCCGAACGGCCAAGGGCGTGGAGTTCAGCAAGGCAGGAAACGGCGGGTCCACCGCAGCGCAGTGGGCCGCCTTGTCGCCATTCGTGCAGGCGTGGGCTGCCGAGCTGAAACCGGATGTGGTGACCATCATTTTGGGCACGAACGATTCCAGGTTCAGCGTGCAGCCGGCGGCATTCCGCGCCGACCTGAAAACGCTGGTGAACGCCTGGCGCGCCGGGTCCCCGGATACCGGCATTGTGCTGGTGGCGCCACCCCCGAGCGGCGGGGCCGCGTCCGTGTCCTTGCTGGCGGGATACCGTGATGCCATGCATGGAATATCCACGGAGGTGCCGGGCGTGGAGTTTCTTAGCCTGCACGATTTCATGCCAGGCTATGAAGTAATGAACAAGTACGGGATGTGGCGCGACACGCTGCACCTGTCGGACGCCGGCGGCCGGTTCGTGCCGGGCCTGCTGATGAAACACTTTTTCAAGACGAACTGAGGGGTTGAAATGGGTTTTGCAATTCGCATTAATGGAATCCTTCCTGGCGCGGGTTATCCTAAGGTGGAGGATTTCATTTCCCTTCCTGTTGTGAATCTTGTAGAAGGATGGCTGAATCGCGCGGATGTCATTACGCGCGATGCCAGCAACTTGATTTCCAAGTGGGTGGGGCAAAAAGGCGGCGAGCTGATCCAGTCCGACGCCACCAAGCAACCCATCTACAACGCATCCGGGTTTGGCAGCAAACCCAGCGTGAAGGGTGACGGTGGCGATGTTCTTGTTTCTGGTGTCGCGCTGCCGCAGTCCGGTTACATGGTGGTCGGCCTGCATAACACGAATCCGTCCACCTATGGGACGTATGAGGCACTGATGGGCCAGGAGGCAACAAACCAGGGAGCGGCGCAGGAACGTCTGTGGCTTGGCAGAAAAACGGAGGCCGGCGGCAGCATTTACGGGGTGGTGTTTTCATCGCAGGCAATGAGCGTCACATCCGGCCAGGACCCCACGATGCGCGCTTATGGCAGCAAAGACGTGGTGGGCATCAAATACAACGCGGCCACCGGCGCCTGGGTTCTGCGGGTAGACAAGGCGGCAGTAAAGTCCGGCGCGGCCAATGCGCTGACGTTTTCCGCGCTGGGGGTGGGCATTTGCGGCCGGAACATGACCGGAACGCAAAACTACCTAAGCAAAGCGCCAACGGCAGCCGGCGCCATTTACTCCGGCGACCTGACCGCCGCCGAAATGGACGCCATTGACGACGCGATTGCGCGCCGGCTGGCTTAAAGGAGTTTGCGCGCATGGCTTACAAGACCATCCACACCACCCACGGCCTGCGCGCGATGGCGCAGGCGCAGGCCATGGGCGTGCCCATCAACCTGCTCACCATGGCGGTGGGCGACGGCGCCGGCAACCCGGTGGAGCCCGACCCCGCGCAAACGCAACTGGTGCGCGAGGTGTACCGCGCCGCGGTGAACCGGGTCTATCAGAAGCCCGGGGACGCAACGCATTTCATTGCGGAGCTGGTGATTCCGGCGAACGTGGCGGGCTTCACGCTGCGCGAGGCGGCCGTGTTCGATGCGGACGGCGCGCTGTTCGTGGTGGGGAACCTGCCGCCCACCTACAAGCCCACGGACGGCGAAGGCGCCTACAGTGACACCATCGTGCGCCTGGAGTTCCTGGTGTCGAATGCCGGGGTGGTCACACTGCAAGTGGACCCGAACGTGGCGGTGGCCAGTCAGGCATGGGTGGTGACGAACCGCACCGCGGCGACCATCATCCCCGGCGGCACCACCAGCCAGGTGCTGCGCAAGAAGTCCAACGCGGACGGGGATGTGGAGTGGTCGGACCCGGATGTGGCCAGTGTGGTGGTGGACTGCCTGGAGGAAGGCCAGGAGCTGGCCGCGGGGCAAACGGTGGTCACGCTGACCACGCTGACCACGCGCGGGCTGGCGGTTTACATCAACGGCGAGCGGCTGCCGAACACGGCCTGGGCGAAGGACCTGGACGACCCCACGAAGCTGACCCTGGCCACGCCGGCCGTGGGCGGGGAAGCGTTCCTGGGCGCACAGAACGAGCCCACGGGCAGCGCACCGGCGCCGCTGGAGCGCCACCGCAACCTGGCGGACCTGGACAGCAAGGCGACCGCGCGCCAGAACCTGGACGTTTTCAGCAAGGCCGAGGCGCGGCAGATGGCGCCGGCCGGCATGGTGGGCACGTTCCCGCTGACGGCCGCGCCCACCGGCTGGCTGAAGTGCAACGGGGCCGCGGTGAGCCGCGCCGCTTATGCGGACCTGTTCGCAGTGATCGGCACCACGTTCGGCGCGGGCGACGGGTTCAACACGTTCAACCTGCCGGACTTCCGCGGGGAGTTCCCGCGGTTCTGGGATGACGCGCGGGGGGTGAACCCCGGCCGCGGAATCGGCACCTGGGAGGCGCAGCAGGTGCAGCGGCACAAGCACATGACGAGCTGGGGCGAGGCATACGACAACGGGCGATTCGGCCGCTCCAACGGGCGCAGCAAGGTGGGTTCCAACGCCACCGACTACGACAACTTCAACTACCACACCAACGATGGCAGCGACGATGACGGGCCGGTGAACCCGTGGGGCGTGGTGGGCGCGGAAACCCGGCCGCGTAACGTCGCGCTGCTGGCGTGCATCAAGTTCTGAGGCAATCCATGAAAACTGTTTTCCAGACCGACCGCGCCGGCATGTTCGTGCCGAACCGGGGGCGCGATGACGGCGCCACGCTGGCGGACCCGGACCCCCGGGTGCCGGGGGAGTTCCTGATCCCGGCGGGCTGCGTGACGAAGGCGCCACCCGCCACCTGGCCGGCCGAGCAGTGGCCGCGCTGGAACGGTGCGGACTGGGTGCTGGTGGCCAAGCCGCGGACCATGTGGACCGAGGAC